CTGTGTTTATAATGGAAGCAACGTAGGTAATGGTACTGGAGGCTCGGCTAACGGGGCGCACGGTATCAACTGTGTTCATGGCAGCAGCAACGTAGGCAATGGTACTGGAGGCTCGGCTAACGGGGCGCACGGTATTTATTGTGTTTATGGCGGCAGCAACGTAGGCAATGGTACTGGAGGCTCGGTTAGCGGGACTTATGGTATTTATTGTGTTTATGGCGGCAGCAACGTAGGCAATGGTACTGGAGGAGAGGTCAGCGGTTCGCATGGTATTTACTGCAATAACAGTAGGGCGTCTGGATTATCAGCAACATCAACTGTAACAGGTGCTTACGGTGCGTACTACGCAAACTATTCGGCAGGGATTATGTTTAATAAATCTGGGGCATCGGCGGTTTTTTATGATGCATCGTCCAAAGAAAAGTCTGACGCATTTGTATGTATTGCAGATCCGTTTAAAAATGCTGTTATTTCAGGAGGATTAGCTGAGTATTTTTAATTCATCGGCGAGTATTACAACTCGACTAACGTTAGACAATGTTTCGGCGTTTAGCATGGGTGCGGTCGATCCGTTTTTATGGGGTTATTAGATGAATTACACCGCGATTGCAGCCCAAGCAGCGCAAGCAATAAGCATTGCGGGGCAATCAGTAACAATTCGCAAATTTACCGCAGGCGCTTATGATCCGGCAACGGGTACGGCATCAAGCACTTTCACCGATACAGTGACAAGCGGCTGTTTATTGCCATTCGGTTCAGGGCAAACTTTTTTTAATGGTGGGCAGATAATTACTAATGATGCGAGGCTTTTACTTGATCCAGCGGCTGATTTTGCAATTACTGACTCGGTATTTGTCGGCGGCGTTGAATTCAATATCGTGTCTAACCTATACCTTAATCCAGCGGGTGTTAATTGCCTGCATGATTTACATTTGCGGAGATCATAATGAATTCGCCCTCAGATTTTTCGTTAAATTTAACTGCACTAACCAATCTGACTAACGCGCAGTTGTCGGCGTACGTTAGACAAACGGTTATAAATATTGGTAAAAAAATTATTTATATGAGTCCGGTTGGCGATGCCCTCCACTGGAAAAGCAAGCCGCCTGCCGGATATACAGGCGGAAGATTTAGGGGTAACTGGCAACACACAACAGGCGCGGCAGCAAGCGGCGACTTGCCGGACATTGACGCAAGCGGCAGTCACACAGAAGAAAAACTGAGGGCGAGCGTAAATACTGGCAGCCCATTTGTTGCGCATTATATCGTTAATAATTTACCCTACGCTCAAGCGTTGGAAGATGGTCATTCTCAAAATCAAGCGCCTTTGGGCATCATCAATCAGGCCATGCTAAATTTTACAGGCATCGTTAGCGCAGGCGGCACACGGTGAGTATAGTTTTAGCGCAGGCAGCACTTGAAACGGCGCTTAACGGCTTAAGTCCTGCAATAGATACACAGTGGGAAAATACAGCCTATACGCCGACGGTAAATATTCCGTATCAGCAGGTTGATTTTATTTATGCTGATACGCTAAACCCTGAAATGGGCGCAGGTTATGAGCAGCGGGGTGTGATGTTTATCCGGTTACGATACCCCGAAGGTGTTGGTGCATCGGTAGCTAAAACGAGGGCAGAGCTAATAAAAACAACTTTTAAACGCGGCAATACTTACAGCAACGGGGGTTTGATTGTAAGAATTTCTAACACATGCACGATTAAGGGCGGGGTAAATATTGACGGGCGTTATTTAGTGCCCGTTGAAGTGCCCCTTTATTTTCAAGTAAATTTGTAAACAAGCAGCCATAACGGCTAAATTTTAACGACGGCGTAACCGCCCCAACTCCTAATACAAGGATAAAACACAATGGCAATTGCAAACGGCATTAATAAATTAACGGTATTCAAAGTACAAACTGGCCTCGGTGTTCCGGCGACAGGATCGGGAGGCCAAGTAGTTCGGCGCGAACAATCTAAATTTGATCTTGAGATTGGCAGTTTTACAAACAATGAGATCACCGAGCATCAGCAGTCAACCGGAGTAACAAACGGATCACGCAAGGTAAACGGATCATTAAATGGTGTGCTGTCGCCAAATACTTATTCAAAATTCATGGCGGCGGCAATGCGTAAAGCGTTTGCAGCGACCACACCACTCACCGCCGCCGCAGTAACAATCGCAGGAACAGCCCCTAACTGGACGGTTGCTATTAGTGCAGGATCATTCTTGACGGCTGGTTTTAAGATTGGAGACGTTATTCGTTTGTCGGTGGGGACATTGGGCGCTTTAAACATCAATAAAAACCTGTTTATTACGGGGCTTACTGCGACGGTGGCAACCGTTACGGTGGTCAATGGATCACTGTTAACCGCAGAGGGTCCTATCGCTGGATGTACATTAACTGTTACGGGTAAAAAATGTATTGTTCCGGTTACAGGCCATTCGCGCGAGTATTGGACAGTCGAGGAGTGGGCGGCAGACATTGCCCAGTCGGAACTTTCCACCGATGTAATGATCGGCGGCTTTGATATTGGATTATCCAACAACGCAAACGCCACTTTTGCTATGACAGCAATGGGTTTAAATCAAACCGCTTCAGCAACGCAGCAGCTTACAACGCCCATTGCGACAACCAACACTGATGTAATTAACGCATTAAGCGGGATTATTACAGTTAATGGGGTGGTTCAGGCGGCAATCACGGGCGCATCCATTAAGCTTGATGGTAAAACAGCGCCCATCGAGGCAGCAATATCCGCCAACGGCATGTCACCGGATCATTCACGCGGAGTTATAACCGTGTCTGGTCAGTTTACGGCATATTTTGAAAACGGCGTATTACCTGCACTTTTTAATGCAGGGACAGTGGTTAGTTTAACTGTTTTAGCTGTAGTCGATACCACGGCAGCCAGTGAATTTATTGTTTTTAATATTCCGGCTATTTCGCTAACAGGTGCTAGTAAAGACGACGGCGAGAAGGGCATCATAAGAACCTATCCTTTTACCGCTGAGATCAATCAAACGGGCGGAGCGGCATTATCGAAAGATCGAACAATTTTGTCTATTCAAGACAGTTTGGCGGCTTAGTTTTAAAAATCCCCTTCTCTAGGGGTGACGGCAGGGAATAGACCGCACTTTTTTAATTAACCTTAGAGATCCAAAATGACTACTAAAAGTGACGCCGACACAGGTGTAAAAAAAATGCTTTCTTTCGCTGATTTAAACGCAACTAAATTATGCGAAGCAGAATATCAATTTTACTTTATTGACGCGCAGGGCATTGACACTAAATGGCTAATAAATGTCATAGGCGCACAGGCGCAGAGCATTAAAAAGTCGGTTTACAAGCGCATCGACGGCGAGCGCAGGGCAGCGGCAATGCTGGAGAAACGCGGTAAGGATGCAATCATAAAACCTATTGAAGATGCTATCTTTGATAATGTCGGCGATGTTTCGGCCTGTATTGTAGGATGGTCGGGTTTGGTTGAAGAATACACGCCTGAAATGGCAAGAACAATTTGTGAAAACAACCCGCTCGTCTTGCAGCAAGTAAAAGAAGCGTCCGAAAACTTAGCAAATTTTATGCCGAGCAAATAGAGCTGCTGGTTTTATTTGCAAAGAAAGAGTTTGAACTAAGCGATGCCGAGGGTGATGGAACGGTACGTTCCGCACTCGAAGCCGTTTTTAGGAATACAGGTAAAAAGCCCGAAAGATTAAATATGCCAGAATTTCCAGAGTCACTACGGAAAGTCTGGCATTACTTTTTTGAGTTATGTGCGGCACGTACCAGCGGCATGAATGGCGCTGATCCTCTTATCTACTCGGAGATTGCGGCATGGGATAAATTGACGGGCGCACAGATTACACCCGCAGAAGTCGCGGTAATAAAAAAGCTGGATTATGAATACATGAGCCATCAAGCAGAAAAAGCCAAAAAGGAATCTAAATAATGTCAAACTTTGCAAGCATCGGGATTATTGTAGACGCGGCGCAGGTATCAAATGCAACCCGCGAGTTAAATTTGATGTCTTCGGCTGGGCAGAATTTGGGGCAGCAAACTACTGTTATGGGCGCGCGCATTTCAGCAGGAATGTCTAGCGCAGGAAGTGCGGCACAATTGGCAGCAAGAGCAACCTTTGAGGCCACTGGATCAATGACGGCTGGCATGTCTAGTGCGGCATCAGCGGCGCAATTAGCGGCGCAACACATTACATCCTCATTATCAGGCATGGCAACACAAAGCCGCGCATCTATGCAGGCTATGACGGAATCCATGATGGTGAGCTTGCATGGTATTAATGCGAGTGTAGCGCAGTTGGCTTCTAACATGCGTACGTCGTCGGCTGAGATACGATCAGCATCATCATCTGCAACCAGTGCGACATCTTCATTCGTAGCGATGGGGGCGGCTATTGGCGGCATTAGTATGGTATCGCTTGCAAAAGATATTTTAAAAGTTAATCAATCATTTGAAGATTTAGGCATACGGGCGGAGGGCGTGTTCGGGTCTGTAGAGGCAGGCGCACGCGCTGTAAAGCAGGCGATGGCTTATGACGAGAAAAGCCCGTTTGATCTGGAGGCGATAACGGCGGGTATGGTTAATCTTCGCAACTTCGGCATACAGCCGACGCGAGATGTAATGCTTTCCCTTCTCGACGCATCGGCAAAAACTGGGCAGGGTACGGAAGGGTTGAACTCGGTGATTATGCAGCTTACTCAGGCATGGGGTAAGGGCAAGCTTCAAATGGTTGACTGGAACATCATGGCATCGCGCGGCCTACCAGTAATGGAGGCATTACAGCACGTAACAGGTAAAAACGCGGCTGAAATATATAAGATGGCGGCAGCTGGTGAGCTTGGGCGAGAAGCCATTATGGGATTAATTCTTGAGATGGGAAAAATGGCTGATGGCTCAAGCGAGCGAGCCATGTCCAGCCTGACCGGATCAATATCAAACTTAAGTAGCGCATGGGCAAAATTTGAAAATACGCTGATAGAAAGCAAAGTTGGTGAAATGCTCAGAAACTTTATGGGCAATTTAACACATGCGTTAGATTATGCCCGTGGGGCAATCGCTAACGCCGATGGCTCGGCAATTGCCGCCATTGACGTTCTGAATAAAAAAATAATCGCACAAGCAACCACAATCACATACATAGAGGGGGTTAATGGCGGTGCGTCAACTAAGGCGCTCGATGCAGAATACGAAAAGCTTAATAAACTTCTCGAAGCTAAAAAAGGCTTGAGGGTTATTGCAGATACTCAGGACGCCGCTGATAAACAAATCGATATAGATGCAACGGCGGCAAATGCCAAGGCAATCGCGGAAACAAAAGAAAAGGGCGAGTCTGAAAAGTCGCTATTAGCAACACGCAAAAGCGCCATGGATGAAGCCGTAAGCTATGTTAAATCCAGCGCGGAAAGTGAAACAGCAGCCGTATCACAGCAACTAAACACGCTCGAAAACCTGTATAAAAATGGTCAGGTTACGGTAAAAGAATATTTTGAGCATAACGCGGCGCTTATACATGCACAGTCTGGGATTGTGTCGGGCGCATTAAATGCAGAATTGGCGCTATTGCAGAATGAATTAGCGAGCTTTTCAGAGTCGCCAACATCGACCATATCAATAAAAGTAAATGCAACAGGGTTAACGACTGAAATAGGCGCGGCGATTGCTGAGGCATCCGCTAAATACCATATTGATCCTAATTTGATTAAAGGGCTGATAAGTCACGAGTCGAATTTTAACCCCAATGCTATGCCCCCGGTCGATAAAGAAACGGGCAAGCGTGCCAGTAGCGCAAAAGGATTGATGCAACTGGTTGATGGCACCAGCGCGGCAATGGGGTACAGTCCACAAGATATGTTTAATGTCGCCAAAAATATTGATGCCGGGACTAAGTATTTATCCATACAGTTAGCGACGGCAGGTGGCGATGTTAAAAAAGGGCTTGCTGCTTATTATGCCGGATGGGGCAACATGCACAAGGACAACGATGTAGCAAAAACAGGGTTAAATAAATATGCTCCTGATATTATGCGTCGTGCGGATCAATTCGCAGGCGGAAACGCATTACCAACAGAAGTTAAAAGCTCAGAAGACATAGCCGCAAATAATAAAGAATCGTTGTCTATAAAAATGAAGATTCTTGAAATACAGGGCAAGCTTTCAGGAGAAGCACTAAAAGAATCGACGGCTATTGACAACGGGCATCAAAAGCTAGTTGAAATGGTCGCTAAAGAAAATGAGTTAGGTCGCAGTTCCATTGATATTTACAATCAGCAAATCAAAGCGGCTGACCAGTTGCGCGAAGCGGGAAAAGCCAACAATGCCCCTGTTACCGATGAAGCCTACAATAAAAACCGCCTGAACTCACTGCTCGCATTAGCTAAAGCCACGGACGAATTCAAAAGTGCAGAGGCGCAATATTTAGCCGTTGAAATGGCAACGCAAGAAGCGGTTGCCGCGCATGTTGTGAGTGAGAAAGATGCAGCGGTGGTAATGGCGTCGGCTTACGATCAATACACTAAGGCCACGCCAGAAATTAAAGCGATGGCGGACGCGCAGAAAGAATACGCCGCGATGCTTGCAAAAGTCGATACACCGCAGCAAGACTTTAATCTCAGCCTTGATAAGCTCAACGGTTTTTTAAACACAGGCGTTATTAACACCGTGCAATACTCGCTTGCTCTTGCTGGTCTTAAAGATAAGCTCGATGCGGCTGATCCAGCGACCAAAACATTCAACGACACGCTGACTAACATCAGTAAATTACGCCTTGATGTAGTCGGTACAGACATGGACAAATTTTTAGAATCCATTAAAAGCGTCACTGATCCCGCAAAACATCAAACATTAGTGGTTGAGTTCCAAGCCTATCTCGATGATAAAGCGTTTAAAGTCGAAATGGATTTTTTAAAATCCTCTTTTAGTACGGCGTTAGGCAGCATGTTAGACGGTGGTAAAAGTTTCACCGTTGCCTTTCAAGAGCTTTTTGCGGGTATGATTAAGCACATTCGTGATGTGTCGCTCAATAATTTGATGGATGGATTATCTAAAGCCTTTAATGGTGGCAGTTGGTCACAAGCCATCATGGGTGCGGTCGGTGTCGGTGCGAGCGCGTTAACATCATGGCTAACTAAATCAAGTACCGGGCAACCTGTAAATGCAGTTACCGCAGCCAGCACGCAACTGGGTAGCGGCTCGATGGCGTTGGCAGATGTTGGCAGCAAAAGCTTGTTTGAGGCTTCGGCGCTTGAATCCGTCCGGCGCTGGAATAGCACATTGGATGCAGCAAGCAGTGTAATTCGCAGTTCGGCGTCGTTATTATCTGGGGTCTGGTCATCGGTAATCAGCAAAGCAGCAACGACTATCACGTCAACTATTAGCGGCTCTTTCTTGTCGCCATTGGTTAACGCGGCTACCAGTGCATACAATTACCTTGCAGGTATTGGCACTAAAATATATTCCACGGTCAGCGGCTTGGCAACCAGTGCGGTGCAGTGGGTTGGTGGCATTGCGGGCGCAACAACAGCAGCAGCAACAACAGCGGCAGAATCAGCAGCGGCTAACGATACACCGATAGCTGGCAGCATACTGGCATTAATTAAATTGGGTTGGGATCTGTACAACATTGCTGGAAACGATAATTTAACAACGACGGGTAAAGTTAGCGCCTCATTGGATGCGGCAAGTCTAACCGCTATCAGTACGTCTTTAGCCATTGCAGCGGCTTCGGCAACTTCGGCAGTTGTCCCAGTGATTGGCTGGGTCGT